CAGCTTGCGGCGTAGCTGTTCCTGGTAGTCCCGCGCGCTCGTGAGCTGGCGCTCAATGTATTCGATGTGAGCCGCCGCCTTCAGGGACGCCTGACATCCGTCCTCCGCCGCCAACTTGCGCAGGACGGCCTTGTGATCAGTCGGGGTCATGGCGCGGCCTTCCGTTCTTGCGTGGCGGTGCGCCGTTGCGCCTTGCGATGAGCCGGACGTAACTAGGACATGACAACCCGAACAAGCGCGCGATGTCGATCATCTTGCGCCCGGCGAGGTAGTGCTGGGTGATGAGCTTGTCCCGTGCTGCGGTGTCAACCATCTGCCTTCTCCCCTGCAAGCGCGGCGTCAATAAAACTCACGGCCTCTTCGTCAGTCCCTGCAGCTTCACTTCCCCGTGCGTTGTGGCGAAGAAGAATGTCTTCGCGGGCCTCACGCAGCGCCGCTTCCAACTTTTCGACGCGCGTCTGCATCGGCCACGGTTCTTTCCCGTGCAACACATGAGCGGTACGCTGCGCGGCATATGTCATGTCAGACATTGCTTCTTGCGACCCGCTGTATTGATGCCGGATTAGTGCATCCCACTCATGCAGCGCGTCCCGCAACCGCTCGATCTCTGCGGCAGCCTCATAGCACAGCATGTCAGGCGCGGGGCGTGGTGGGTAGCACATCAGCATCTGCGACGGGTCATTCCGCAAGCGCAGCCGTTCTGTAATGTCAGTCATCAGCCTTCTCCCCCTCAAGCGCGGCGCGGGCGATCAACACCGCCTCCTCGTGTCCATCAGCGCAGTAGACCTTCCCGTGCGGCGCGTGGGCGATGCGGCGCAGCGCGTCCCGCATCCGCTCGATGTAGTCTTTCATGCTGTCGCGGCCGTTCCTGGCCCCGTATATGTAGACCAACGTCAGGTCGTCCAGTTCCTCCGTCATATCTCGCCCCTTGCTTTCTTCGCTCTGTAATACTCCAACGCCCTAGCGCGCTTGCGTATGGCGCTCTCGAATTGCCGCCCTTCCAGCCAGGCATCCAACGACTGCACGCCATGCCAGACGGTCGTCGGGTCGCGCCCGCCAGACCACTGGCCTAGCTGCGGGTAGGACACCAGCAGGCTGTCGCGCGCTCGCCACCAGGCGAGGTGCCTAGCGGTGCTGGCGGCGTGTACGCGTGACCGGCCATCGAACGTCGCCGTGTCGATCTCGCATTCGGCGCACGCCTCGCGCTTGAGCCGCTCGAACGCCGCGCGTGTCGCGTGCGGCTTCACGCTGCGGCCGCGCCGTTGACCAGCGTCACGGTCACGTCGCCAGCCTCGTAGCGCGGCGCGGCCATAGCCGCCTCCAGCTCCGCGACCGCGTCAGCCGCTGCCCGGTCGGCCCGCTGGGCGCCACAGGCCCGGACGTACAGGGTCGCGTAACCGGCAATGTCGTGCGCGTGGTCGTCGTAGTCCACGTCGCCCGCCATAATTCTGGCGGTCTTTGACAGCCACGCCTCGCAGGCTTCGCGCTGCGCGTCGTTCATGCGCCGGTAACCTGTCGAGTTGCGCAGGATCTCCTTCATGAGCTGCGCGTAGGCCGCCACGTCGGCGAAGTCGCCATGCGTCGCCTCGCGGTCCTGTAGGGTCTGCTCGATCGTCTGCGGCGCGTCCTGCGCCTGCGGGTGTGCTTTACGCTTGCTCATCTGTCGTCCCCCATTTCTTGATGTAGTACATGACCGTGCTATGGTCCCGGCCACAGGCCTTGCCAATGGCCGTGTAGCTCCAGCCCAGCGCCAGCAGACGCCGATAGACCTCCAGCCGCGCCCGCATGTGCGCGACGGCCGGAGACCGGCCCACAAGCACCAGCCAGGTCGTCTTGTGGCGTGTCGTGATGTCCGCACACAGCTCGGCGAGCTGTTCTTGCGTCAGCTGGTAGCGTGCCATGCGCTCGGCCGTGGCGGCTTGCCGCGCGGCCTTGCCTGCTAGCTTGGCCGCGCGTTCCTTGACGTGTGGCAGCGCCGCCCGTTCGGCCCGCGTGAGCCGTATCCAAGCCGTGTCGGTCCTATACAGGACCGGCGGGTCTTCCGGCGTTGCTGGCGTTGCTGGCGTTGCTGGCGTTGCTGGCGGCGCTGGTAGCGTTGCTGGCGGCGCTGGTGGCGTTGCTGCGCCGGGGCGTAGCCCCGTCGCAATGCGTGTCTTGACGGCCGCGTAGTGCGCCGCCCACGCGTGTCGGGCGTCGGTCATGCGCGACGCTCGGCTAGCATGGCCTGCGCGACCCGCTGGGCCGTCCGGCCGTAGATGATACGGCCGTCAGTCGTCACGCCGCGCCAGCGCCGGGCGGGCGTTGGCAGGTACCTGACGCGCGCGATGTGGCCCGTCAGGCTCCCGTCAGATGCGCGGATCTCGATAATCGGTGTCTGTGTCATTGGTCAGGTGCTCCCACAGTGCGGCCGCGCCGACTAGCGCGAAGGGAATAATCACGAAAAGAACGAAGGCGATGGCGAGGTGCATCATACGTCGAGCTCCTCTTGCGCGTTATCGGCCGCGTAGTCGTCACGCGCGGTCTGGGCCAGCTCGTGCCAGTTCACGTCACCCAAAAAAGCGAACGCGTAGTCACGCGCCAAGCCTGGCTGTGCTGCTTCTTCGATGATCTCGGTGACGTGGTCTTTCATCCATCCGGCCAGTTCAACACTGTCGAGCATGTCAAGGCACCAGTCATCCAGATCGAAGTCAGAAAAAATCTCAAGCTGGATGCGCCACGTCGCGTAATTCGTCCATCCGTTATGCGTTGTGTTTGTCATGATCGTTGCTCCCGTACTGCACGCCCCTCTGGCGCGCTATGAGCCGCCCCGTAGGGCGGCCTTAGCGCGTCAGAACGGGCGCAGCGCGTACAGGCCCGCAGGCGTGGCGATGTCATAGTAGCCCGCGTGGTCGTCATCCTCTTCGATGCAGAACGCGCGCAGGGTCGTCTCAGCGTACGTCAGCGCCGCCTCATAGGTCTCAAAGGTGCGCAGCGCGCGCGGCGGCAGTGTCGGAATGCGGCAGTCCATCAACGTGACCATGTTCGTCTCCCGTGTTGCGGCGCGCTCTCGCGCCGGTTTCATAAAGTTATCCAATGCGTTGCAGGCTGTCGATCTTTTTATTGCAAGCCGGGCGATTTATTTTTGCCCGGCTTGCATCACGTTTGCGTGACCGCGTCAGGCAACGGCTGACGCGGCTGGCGTGGCGTCCGGCCATGCGGCCGCCGGGGCGCTCGCCCATGTGTAATACGTGGTCTCGGTGCGGTCACGTATTGGCATCAGCACGCCGATGGCTTGGAAGCCCGTACCGTACGCGAAGTCAACCACGGCCGGGCTTTCGCCGTTGTAGCGAACGACAGGGCTTGCGCCGCCTTTTTTGGTGGGTTCCGCGCCCAGCTCAACGCGCGCCTTGGCGAAGTCAGCCAGATATTGCGGATTGTACTGGGCAGGCGTGCCATCCAGATCTTTCGGCACAACACGCCGGTAATCCGGGAACGTCCCATCGACGCGTGACCCGCCAAACGATTCGCCAGCGTGCTCAAACGTGAGCTTGCCATCGTCGCCGATCGTGAGCGTTGTCGTGTCGAGCGTCTTCATGCGCGGGTTGATCTTGAGCTTGGCCACCAGATCGCGTGGCACGATGACGCTCGCATGGGCGGCCGTCGCCGCGTGCTCGCCATATGCCTGGCGTAGCACAATCATGCGATGGCCATCGGTCGCGCACATGGCCACGCCGTCCGGTGTAAATTCGAGGTTGATCCCGTTCAGGTAGTAGCGCGTCTCCTCTGTGGAGACAGCGACCAGGACGGCGCGCAGGGCGCGGATTGAGAGTGTTACCTTAAGCATGTGATGTTCTCCCCTATCGAGCATAGGCGCTCGCATATGCCAGCGCTTGGTTGCGCTGGCATAGACTTGCGTCTGTCAGGCCGCCAGTGCGGCCAAGCGTGCTTTGACGTGCAGCGTGTCATGCGAGCGCACGACGATCGTATCGCGCTCGTGGTCGACGTGCGCTGGCGTCCAGCCTATCGGCAGCCCAATCGCGTCAAGCTGCGCGGTTGGCATGACAAGCGCCTTGTATCCCGCGCGTTCCGTATCGGACGCGAACGCGTTGGCGCTCGCCACGTCAGCGAACGCGTAACCAACGCGACGCCAAGAACAACGATCCGTGCCGCCAGTGCGATAGACGATTGAGTAGGTCATGATTGCGTTTCCTTTACTTATCCAATGCGCTGGGCGCAATTATGGGTTGAGCGCGATGGCGAGGCAGATCACGCCAGCGACAAACGCGGTGGCCGCCAGGGCGTCGATGATGTCTGAGATGATGCGCATGTGTCTGTCTCCCGTTTGTCTACGCCATGAACATAGGTGCGCCGCGCCATGTTGTCAAACACTTTCTTACAAGATTGTGAGAAAAATCGTTTGGGCCATTTGCGTGGGTCGTTTGGGTCATAGATTGTCACGGATTGGCGTAGGGTTTTTTTGAAACTGCCAAAGGTTAAGTGCCTGTAAACGCGGGGGAAAAGGGGGCTATTGGCTATTATTTATGACTTTCTCTCATCTTAAGAAAAATATATGTATATAATCCTATACGCTAGGACTGTAGCCCCACAATTCCCCGCTGCGCGCCACGCCCCGCGCCAGCGCCGATTTCTGGCGCATGGCAAAAGCGCCTAAATGACCAAAGACCCAAGCCATGACCCAAGATCTTGCGCCCTCTACGCCAGCGCCACCAGCCCGCGTACAATGTGCGATGCCATTGGCAATGCCCAAATGACCCAAACAATCTTGGGTCATTTGGGCAACGCGAAAACAAATTGCCTAAATTGCCAATGACATGACGCAATGGTTCACACGTAAACTGTTCACATGTAAACCATTTGTTGCACTGCACAATGCTGCACTGCACAATGCTGCACTGCGGCATGGCGGGGGGGGAGGGCCGAGCCGCGCCGGTCACCGGTCACGAAGGGTTTGCACAAACTTTTTTTTTAATTTAAAAATAACGGATGACCTGGCACTCCATTCCTCACGAACCGCGCAAACTCACCGCGACCGAGGCGCGTCTCGACGCGATCTATGACGCCGCGCGTAAAGGTCTGAAGGGCGACACGCTTGCCTTGGCGTCTGGCTTGCTCCCGTCCGAGTACCGCCAACTCTGCCAATTTGACCCACTGGCCGAACTGGCAGAGCTGAAGGGGCGCGCGGACGGCGAGATGGCGATCTCGTCGGTCTTGCACGACGCAGCCGCAGGCGGCGACGCCAAGGCGGCGCTTGAGATCCTGAAGCACGTCCACGGCTGGGTGGCGAAGCAGCAGATCAGCGTGGATGTCGAGCAGCGCATCAGCATCACGGGCGCGCTTGAGATGGCCGAGCGGCGCGTGATCGAGGGCGTGTACACCGTTTTGGAGGAGCAAAGCCTTGCAGACGACTCAATACACGGCGGACGAAGAGATGCTCTTGATGAGCCGTCTCTGGTCCAAACAGATCAAAAACGACCCTTTAGCGTTCGTGCTGCTGACGTTCCCGTGGGGCGCGAAGGGGACGCCGCTTGAGCACTTCACCGGCCCGCGCAAATGGCAGCGCGAGGTGCTGCGCGAGCTAGGCGAGGCGATCAAGGCCAACGACGGCAAGATCGACTACGACACGTTCAGGATGGCGACCTCATCGGGGCGCGGCATCGGCAAGTCGGCGCTGGTGAGCTGGCTGGTCATCTGGATGCTGAGCACCCGCATCGGCGGGTCGGTGATCGTGTCGGCCAACTCGGAAGCGCAGCTCCGGTCGGTCACATGGGCGGAGATCACCAAGTGGCTCAGCATGTCCCTCAACAGCCACTGGTTCGAGGTCAGCGCCACGCGGCTAATGCCAGCCAAGTGGCTGACCGAGCTGGTCGAGCGCGACCTGCGGATGGGCACGCGCTACTGGGGCGTCGAAGGGCGGCTGTGGTCTGCGGAGAACCCCGACTCGTACGCGGGGGTGCACAACATGGCGGGCGTCATGCTGGTGTTCGACGAGGCGTCGGGCATCGACGACGCCATCTGGTCGGTGGCGGCGGGGTTCTTCACCGAGAACACGCCCAATCGGTTCTGGCTGGCGTTCTCCAACCCGCGCCGCAACAGCGGGTACTTCTACGAGTGCTTCAACTCCAAGCGGGACTTCTGGCGCAACAAGATCGTGGACGCCCGGTCGGTCGAGGGGACCGACAAGCAGGTCTACCAGCAGATCATCGACGAGTACGGCGCGGACAGCAGCCAGGCGCACGTCGAGGTGTACGGTCAGTTTCCGAACGCAT